GGCTCTAACATGACCAAAATTAAACAAAGTTGGATTGACCATGTCAGGAATGAGAGCAAAACCCCCCATCAAACTGTCCCACAATGACACTGTGCCATAAGATATGATATTGTTGTCTGGTTTCAGCTCATCAAAGTCATCATCAATGTCATTCACTACAAACCTAGCGTCAGGTTTGTACCAGTCACGAAGCACCTTCTCATAAGACGGCACCGGCATTTTCATGCTGCTAGCTGCCCTCTTTAGAGACCCGGTGTTCTTCATGATCTTAGACAACTGTTGGTAGATGTCAGGGTGGTGGGCAGTCAAAGACAAATAGCTCAGTAATCGCTTATAACGATACACTGGATCCATAGTCTTGACAGAAGCCGTGACTTTCCCAAGAAGCCGTTCCCGATCATGTGACACAGCAAAAGTAGGAGTGACTTCTTTCAGCCCTGCTGCCTTAAAGTCCTTGAGATCTCTAGCATTAGGAAACCTCACCTTCTTGCTGAGAAATGGAATGTTACTCAACTTACCAGAAGCTTCAAGCAACATGGTCACGTTGAACCCAGCCATGACATGTTGAATGTTGCCAAAAGTCCAAGAAGCAGGCTTGGTGGCCAAGTACGATAACACATGATCATCCCCATAACAAGACAGTTCATTGTAATGTTTGAATTCTTTGGCAGAAAGACCAGTGAGCTGCTTCCATGCCATCAGATACAAAACCACAGTAGCAATGGAATTGTCCATAGACGTGGAAGTGTGACCGGTAGTCAAGCCAGTTCCATCATTATACACATCTCCAGTGGATGTGGTGTTCAGCAATTGCTTGGACACTTGATCATAGTTCACGTCAATCAACGCAGCTATCCTGTCGCGATCTTTGTGGTCTTCAAACCCTTTCTTTCGAATGGCCTTGATCATGTCTAAGACACCACCTGTCAAAGTGGAATCAAACTCTTTCATGTCTCCTGCAAAATGGTGTTGACATCTATTATGCGCCTCATATGTCCTATTCATCCAATACCCATTCAAAGGCATTCCTACCTTAATAGGAGTCTCACGCCATTTAAAATTGTGATTGGGTTGATAGTTCCATATGGTTGACATTATATAATTGCCAATGGGCACACCGATGACAGTGCGCACCTTGTCAAACATCCATTTTCTAGGCGGCAGAGCTTCACCTTTCACTGAAACATGAGCCACAGGGGTCATGAGTGGGGCTTTTTCAAAGGTGGACCTCCACAATTCCTTAAACGCCTTGAAGCCTATAGAATTGATAAAATCCTTCCTCGAATGCTTTTTCCAAGGTCGTGTTGGGTCACGCATAAAACTTCCCAAAGCATGTTTCTTTTCCCACATCCTGATAATGTAGTTAAAGGGTGTTAACCTGGAGTGACGAAATATGTCACCCAAAAGAAACCATGCATCATCTAACTCAAGGTCAGGGAAATCAAAGGAAGGGGATTTGAAATAACGGGATAATGACTCAAGTTCATTTCCTTCAGTTACATACTCTTCTGACCTTCGAAATTCCACTGCCTTAACACGTAGTGGGTCTAGCAAATGGTCAACCTGCATTTTCCTGGAATGAATGCCTTGTTGCCAGTTGGTCCCAGTAACCACCCAAGAAAAGTAATCACTTCTTTCCGCAAAGTGGGATGGGTTTTGTAGTTCAACATTAATAG